ATCATTATTAATAAATCTAATAATAATATCTTTATAACAAATATATAAAATATATAATTATTTATTGTATTCAATTTAATAACAACAAAATAAATTGAATACAACAAAGGTGAACAGCCCTAAATAATAAAAATATTTCTAATATTACGATGAGTGGTGGTCGCGCAGATAATAGTATTAGTATATCAGAATTACACCAATCTACCCATGTCGACGATGGTAAACCTATTAAAAATACTAATGCTGCTTCAAATACATTAAATAACTGGATTAAAAAATTTGATTTTAGAAATATCCAATCAATAAATTTTAAATTAGTAAATGTAGAATCATTAATTTTTACACTATTTGAAGAATTAAAAATTCATAGAAAGAATAAACAAGATATACAAATAGTTGTTAATAAAAAGAGTATAAATTATGGAATAATAGTTGTTGATACACAAATTAAACAAGATATAAAGAATGAATATACATTATTTGCAAAAACCGAATTAAAGAATGAAAAAAAGTTAGATATATTAATATATATTACTGTAAAAAATGTAATCAGAAATAATTTATCACAAGTATTAAAAGGTGGTGAAATAACTAATAATATATATAATCAAGAAGGAGGTGCTTTATTAGAAACAATATTACTTGGCATGTTAGTATCATTTTTATCTAAAGTCATATCATCACTCATAAAATCAGGTGTTCGTTTGTTTGACGACATGTTAGATATTATAACAGGCGAACGCCTTTCAAATATAGATAATATTGATGATATAATTGATTTAATAGTAACGATATTATCAACTTTAGCCAGTAATACAGCTATATTTGAACTTGGTCAATTAGAAAATATTCTTAGTTGTGTATCATATATATTTAAATTTATTTTAGAATATATACAAAAAAATCATGATATCAAGTCACCTACATTTGATGTGATGATAAAATATTCAGGTATATTATTTGATGCTATAGGTACTATATATACTTTTGATCATACTAAAATAGGTGAATATATTAAAATTATAATTAAAAATTTATTAAAAATAATGTTTTTTATGTTGATATTTACTTATAAAGATGGTATTCAAAATTATGTAAATAGATTTACAGATTTACTACATAAACCAACATCAAGTGCTCAATCAACAGAAGCCAGATTAGATCATGATAGTATTACTATAAAATTAATTGATCTTATGTTTTCTTTAGGTCTTAATACAGATGAAATAATAAATATGTTTAATATAAATGATAAAGATAATTTGGAAATTATTGGTAAATTTCTTGATGAAGATGGGCATATAATACATGATAAATTTCAAGAAACGTTAAAATTTTTTTATGATACTACACAAGATTTTACAGATGGAGTATTAGAAAATATGAAAATAACGTATCCATCAATATCGCAAATCACAGAAGAAACGCCAATAAAACCATCAAGCGAAAAATTACGTCTACCTTCAGGCGACAAAGGTTCAGACCCATTGCCTGTTATTATAAATTCTAGAATAAAATTACGTCTACCTTCAGGCGACATGGGTCCAGAAATAATATGCGAATAAGTTATTATAATTAAAATATTAATGTTTATAAATTTTTATTCTATTAATTTCTCATAATTAATAATTATCAATGAATGATTATTTATTCAAAAATAAATCTATAATAAATATTATAACATTTAATATTTATTATAAAACAATATTAAATAAATTAAAATATTGCGAAGAAAATAAATGTATTGAAAATTTAGTTAAATTTTTAACTTTTGATATAAATAAATATGTAAATAATAATTTTGATTTTATACTTTTACAAGAAATAAGCAATAATGATAATAAAAAAACTCAAGTTGATATATTAAGAGACAATATAAATAAACTTAATCCTAATTTTTTCAATATATTTAATTATAATAATGTAAGAGAATGTTCAAAACCTACAGGAGGAGTTTTAACTTTATATAATAAAATTAAATATGAATTAATAGATTATGTTTGTTATGATACTATAAATAGATGTGGAATTAAACATTCTAATAATCAAGATATTAGACCTTGTGTAGTTGAATTATATAAAAATATAGATACACGAGAATATATTATTGTAATTAATGTTCATTTTCCTCATGATTATAAAATAGCACCGCCATGTACTATTATTACATCATATGAATTAATTAATGAATTATTAAATAAAATTAAAAAAAAATATAATATTAAAAAATGTAAAACTATTATAGGTGGTGATTTTAATAAAGATGTTAATAAGTATAGTGATTATATATATAATAATTTAAAAATGATAGATTCAAACTTTAAAAATAGTTTAAATGAAAAACATCATACTTGTTGTTATAATACTGACGGGTTCATTACGAAAGCTAATTATTGGTTTGATCTAATTATTTCCAATTTTGGGAATATTAAATATATTGATCCTGATATGTCAGAATATCAAAAAAAAGGTTATTCTACATTATCTGATCATAAACCTATAATTGCAATTATAGATGATATTGATGAAGATTTTGATAATTTCATAAAAACACATATATATAGAAATATGTATAATATTAATGATCAAAAAACACATATGGAATCAAAATCTTTTTATGATAATTTAATTAATCATTTTAAATTAGATAAAAATAATATTAATTTTATTTTAACAAATGGTGCGAATGAATATATTAATAATATTGGTAGTGGAACTACCCGAGCAATAAATATTATTAATAATAATAAATGTGGATTATTTGATAATTTAAAACGTTTATATGATATTAAAAAAGTAGAAAAACAATTTGATTTTTTTAATAAATATGAATTAAAAAATCAAATTGTTATCAATAAAAAATATTATGGAGATCATCCTGGAACAATATATTGTGCTAAATCAAAATGTAAAAAATTTGGCAACAATATAGAGTATAATATTATACAAGTTTATCACATTAAAAGTATAAATTTAAACATATTACCTAATAATATAGAAAATATATCTGATTATAAAAATCATCTTAAATTAGTTTATACTATATTATTAAATGATTTAATTAAGATAAAACAAAATCCTATAATCATTCATATAGTACAAACACCAGGATATAATTATGGGGGATCTAAACTAACAGCGCAAATTATATATAATATTTTAATAAATTGGATTGGAAATAATTATAATAATTTAAAAAATATTTATTTTAGTATTGATTTATAAAAAAAATTGAAAAATATTTTATTAGACAATAACATGATAATTGTATTACCGTATACATTATACTTTTATCAATAAATTACGATCCAACATTATAATATGGATTTGAATACATTAACATGTCCTATTATACATGAAATACCTAGACCGGAAGATATAGTTTTAGGGAATGATAATCATGTATATTCACGTTCAGCATTATTAGAATGTTTAAGAAGAGATCCAAGATCTCCAATTACTAGACAACCTATGAGTCCACATGATATTACTGAATCATTATTCTTAAAAAGAATAAGTGAAGAGATATATAGAAAACATGATGCAAGTACAAAAAGTACTATTACATTTCCTAAATTAAAACCAAGAAATATAATAAATACAAGTTTAGTATGTATAGATCCAGTATATGAAAAGATGAAAGTGAAAAATTATTTACAAAAATTTTTATTAAGCCAGAATGCGATTATTTTTGGTAGTTCATCATATTTATCATTAATTCATGATTCAAAATTAATAGAATATAATTTATTTTGTAAAAAAAATAAATTAATTTTTAATGAAAACTATAATAATGAGTCAGTACATCCAGAATCCTATAGTAGTAGACAAGAACTTAAAAAATCAAATGACTTGGATATATTATTAAGAAATGCTAATATAAATGAAGTCATTGATAATATTAAAAATATTTTAAATTTTTGTATGGTAGATATAAGATGGATTTCTTATGCAAATACCATAATAAAAAAGCATACACAAAATAAAAAATTAATAATAGCAATACCAATCGGAACTGTTGGGAAAATATTACTTAATGTAGATATTATAATAATTAATAATGATAATATTAATTTTCTAGGTCCTTTTCCAAATATTATTAAAAAAGTATGTAGGAGTTCTTGTAAATATTTTCTTAGTGATTATCCTAATATTCCAATAAATTATAATTTGGAATTATTAGAATGGTGTAAAAAAAGTTATGAACAAAAAAGAACAATAACAAATGTATTTATTAATAAAAATAGTTATGCAGATTATTCATATTTTAGCGATACTAATTACAAAGAAACATGTCATGATATATTATGTTATTTAGCAAGATTAATAAAGGAACTTGCAATATTTAAAATTGATAATCTTACTATAACAAATTATGATTATTCCAGTATAACATTTCAAATGTGGGATAAAAATGATCAGAGATTAGATGAATATTATACTCTAGACCTTAATAGACTAGAGTATAATTGTAAAAATAGTAATTCAAGTGAGTTATCTAAAGGAAAAATAGAAATAGATAATGAAAAATATATACATATATGTTGTGATCCTGATTTTAATCTAGAAGAGTATTCGGTATTATTGGCTGCATGTAATCTTGATAAAATGTATATGTCTGTAAGTGACATATGAGACGTAAAAAAATGAATATATATATATTTTCATTTTTTTATTAAATAATAATTATTTAATTATATTGATATTAAAAATGAGTTTATATAATTTATTAAAAAAATTGATAAAGACATATTTTATATATAATTTAATGGCATTAATAATGGATCCTATACAATTTCAATTATATGATTGGATTGAAGATCACTCAAATGATGATGAAAATAATAATTATATAATTCATTCATTTGGAAGGTGTGAAAATGGGAAATCTGTATATGCGAAAATAACTGGTTTTACACCATATTTTTATATTTTATTACCAGATGTATTACAAAAAAAATCTACAATATATTTACTAGATTTTTTAAAAAAATTATTAATAACTTTAAAAGATAAATATAATAAAAAGATATTTTATAAATATAAAAAATTTTTAAATAAAATTGATTTGGTTGAGTTAAAATCTGCTGAAGGTTTTACAAATGATGAAACACGTTATTATGCAAGATTAATATTTTCAAATTCTGAAGGTATGCGAGGATATAGATTTTATTTGCAAGACAATGATATTACTGTATATGATTCTGAAATTAAAAATTTTAGATTTAAATTATATGAAGCTAATTTTCCACCTTTATTAAGATGTTTTCATATGAGAAATATTAGTGGTTGTTCATGGATAGAAACAACATCTTATGAATTAATTACAGATGATAAAGAATCGAGATGTGATATAGAAATTATAGTTAAATGGTCAGAAATAATTCCAATTGAAAAAAATTTTAATGCACCGCTTCGTATATGTTCATTTGATATAGAATGTAATTCTATAGATGGTGAATTCCCACAAGCCAAAAGGCCAGGTGATTATATAATTCAAATAGGAATGACCTATACTTATTTAGGCGAATCTATACCATATAGACAATATATAGGATGTTTAAAAGATACATGTTCAGTAGATAATACGATAGTTGAAAGTTTTAGTAATGAAAGAGATTTATTATTAGGATTTTTAAAAGAGATTAATGATAATGATTGTGATATTATAACAGGTTATAATATATTTTTCTTTGATGAAAAATATATATATGATCGAGCAAAAGAAATTTTACATATTGATAATGAGTTGGCATTTATGTCAAAATTAATAAATTATAAATGTAAATGGCAAGATTTTAAATTATCATCATCAGCATTGGGTGATAATATATTAAGATATTGGAATACACCCGGTAGAGTTCATGTAGATTTGATGAAAGATATTCAAAAAACAAGTTTACCTTCATATAAATTAGATTATGTAGCTTCAAAATATATTAGAGGAGAAATTATTAAATATAATAAATTAGAAAATGATATAATTGAATTCCAATGTAAATCTATACAAGATATTAATGTAGGTGATTATATACATATAGAAGTGATAAAAGGATTTGTATCAGATGAGGTAGGAGAAAAATACATGATAACAGATTTAGATATTAAAAATAATACAATACAAGTGAAAGGTAATAATTATTTGATACAAGAATTGGAAAGTATAAAATCAGATAATGAATTTAATTGTTGTATTAATTGGTCTCAAGCAAAAGATGATGTAGGACCAAAAGAAATATTTAAATTATTTAGAGGATCAGCACAAGATCGGGCATTAATTGCTAAATATTGTATTAAAGATTGTCGTTTAGTTAGTTTATTAATAAATAAATTAGAAATTATAACTAAAAATTTAGAAATGGCAAATGTATGTTTTGTACCATTATCATACTTATTTACACGTGGTCAAGGTATAAAATTATTTTCATTATGTTTAAAAGAATTTAGAAAACAAAGATATGCATTTCCAGTAATTACTAAAAAGGAAGATAAAGAGTTTGAAGGTGATAATAATTCTTATGAAGGTGCGATAGTTTTTGATCCAATGCCAAAGGTTGAATATGAAGCCTTAGCAGTTAAAGATTATATGAGTTTATATCCTGCATCTATTATGCATAAAAATATGAGTCATGAAACGATAGTAGAAAATCAAAAATATGATAATTTACCTGGAATAAAATATTATAATGCACAATTTAGAGAATCAGATGGTTCCATTCAATATAGACGTTTTGCACAAATTAATAATAAATTAGGTGTAATACCTACAATTTTAGATAATTTATTGAACGAAAGAAAAAAAATTAAAAAACAAATTAAAAATGAAAAAGATCAATTTAGATATAAAATATTAGATGCTAAACAATTAGCAGTTAAAATTACAGCTAATTCATTATATGGGCAATTAGGTGCGAGTACTTCACAAATATTTAAAAGAGATATTGCAGCATGTACAACATCAACAGGACGAGAAATGTTAATTCTAGCTAAAAAATATGATGAAGAAAAATTACCATGGATAATTAATAGTTTAAAATATTTTTATAAATATAATGAACAAGATAAAATTAATAAATTATATGATTTAGAATTAAAATCACGTAATGATAATGATTTAATAGAATCTATTAAAAAATACGTAACGACTGACATAAATGATAAGATATTTCAACCTATTGTAAGATATGGTGATAGTGTTATAGGTAAAACACCGTTATTATTAAAATATGATAATAAGATATATATTACACACATAAATAAATTATTTAATAATGAATATATAATTAGAGAAGATGGAAAGGAATATATAAATATTCATGATATTGAAACGTGGACTGAAAAAGGATGGACTAAAATTATTAGAATAATTAGACATAAATTAGATAAATCTAAAAAATTATATAGGGTATCTACATATATGGGTAACATAGTAGTAACAGATGATCATTCTTTATTATCTTTAGATGGAACAGAAATAAAACCTAATAACCTTAAAATAGGCGATGAGTTATTACATAGTTATCCAACTAAATTTGAAAATATAAATTTTAATACAAATTATGATATAAATCAAATTAAATATTTTAATGATGAAATTGAAGCATTAGAATATTATACATTATGTAAAATAAATAATATAAATGTAGAAGTTTCTTTTGATAATAATTATTATATTATAAATCAAACAGATAAACAAGATAATAGAATTAAAAATATAAATTTATATGAAGAATCTGAAGATTATGTTTATGACTTGACAACTGATAATCATCATTTTCATGCAGGTGTAGGATCTTTAATAGTCCATAATACAGATTCGATATTTAGTTGTTATAGATTCAGAGAAAATGCAAAAATACTAGATACTAATACAGCATTAAATATTTGGATAAAAGTCGTTAATTTTGCTAAAATTTTAATAAAACCTTTTATGGAGAAAAATGAATATAAAATATTTGAGGATATATTTGATACATATTATTCAAATATTATGGAATTAAAATTACCTAAAATTACTGAAAATATAGAAATTCCATCACAATCTTATAAAATAATAAGTTTAGAAAACAGAATAAAATTATTTATTAGAGAATATATGGAAGAAAATTATATTCCTTGGTTATGGACATTAACAGATATAGTTGAAAATAATAGTATTGAAATGTTTGAAAGTAAATTAATTTTATGGGCAGAATATTTATTAACAAATGCAAGATTAACATATGAAAATTTATATGAAAGTAGAAAACAATATTTAATAGACCCTATATTAAATTATATGAATAATATATTTAAAAATAATAAATATATAATACCATCTGATCATATTATTGAAGATTTTGTACAAAAATTTGTTAAAAATGATTCTTGTTTTCCATATGTAAATGAAATAAAATTATCTTTACATAAATTAAAAGAATTATGTAAAAATTTATTAGTCAAAACAATCAAAGAAAAATGGATATTTAGTAATGAAAGAAAAGAATTAAATAAATTAATAAATCAATATTTATCAGATACAATGTATAATTTCAATGAATATAGTAAAAATAATGATATATATATAATTATTAACTATATTATTACATTTATATCAAATGATATGATAGATGATACAGAAAAAAAAGTAGAATTATTAATTAATAATATAATAAATGATAATAATTTTGGGATGTTATTTAATGAAAATAATATGAAAATACATACTAAATTATTTATTGATAAATATAATAAAAATAATGGTGCTAAAACAATGGAAACAATAATTCAAGAATTTTTAGAAAGAGATTTAAATTTAAGTTTTAATTCATATAAGAATAAACATTATAATAAAATAATAAATTTTGTTAATGATAATTTAAGAATATTAGATATGAGTTTAATGGATAAAGACAATCAAAAATATATAAATTATTGGATACAACCTAGATGGAATTTTAATACTAATTATGAAAAAGAATATTGTATAGATATTTATGAATGTGGTGATAAAATAACAGATCAAAGAACATTACAATATACAATAGAATTAGGTAAATTATCAGGTGAATTAATAAAATTATATTTACCTTTTCCTCATGATTGCGAATATGAAAAAACTTATTGGCCATTTGTAATTTTAACAAAAAAAAAATATGTAGGAAATAAATATGAATTTGATATTAATAAATTTAAGCAAGATTTTATGGGTATTGTGTTAAAAAGGCGTGATAATGCAGCAATAGTTAAAGAAATATGTGGTGGTATTATAGATAATTTGATAAATCATAGAGATCCTATAGGTGCAAAAGAATTTGTTAAAAAATGTTTACAAAATATGTTTGATGGTAAATATGATATTAAATATTTTTTACAAAGTAGAAAATTAAAACTTAAAGATTCTTATAAAGATTGGACAAAGTTAGCACATGTTTATTTGGCAGATAAAATAAATAAACGTGATCCAGGTAATACACCTCAATCAGGGGATAGAATAGAATTTGCTGTTGTTAAAATTCAAAATAATGGAGTAAAATTATTACAAGGTGATATAATAGAAACACCTGAATATATTAAAGATAATAATTTAGAAATCGATTATCTATTCTATTTAACAAATCAAATTAAAAAACCTGCACTACAATTTTTAGAATTAGTAGATAAAGACTCTATAAATATTTTTAATGAATTTATTAATAAATATTCTATAATAAAACAAATTAAAGAAAAAGAAAAATTAAAAAAATTAGAAGAAAAAAATTTACTGGAAAAAATAAAACAAGAAAATAAAATAAAAAAAGATAATATCAATAAAATAAAAGGATTTATAAATGAAATAAATACTTTTATTAAAAAAACAAATGTAGAATATAAAAATTTTTATCAAAATTATAAAATTAATACAAATAAATTTAATAATATGATTAATAGTCTGAAATCATGTTAATATCCTCTGTATTAACACTTATTGATGTTGATAATAATTCATCATTCTTTTTTTTATTTGTTCCATAAAGATTTTTTTTAGATTGTGTTTTAGGTTTGGGTTTGGTAGATTGAGTTTTAGATTGTTTTTTAGATTGTTTTTTAGGTGTTGGTTTTAGTTTAGTAGTTGATGATTTTTTAGGTTGTTTATTTGATGATTTTTTAGGTTGTTTATTTGATGATTTTTTAGGTTGTTTATTTGATGATTTTTTAGATGATTTTTTAGATTTTGAATGAAGATTATAATTTTTATAAGAATTAATAGAATCTGAAAAATCTTTATCAGTATGTGCAGATGAAGATAAATATGATAAATTTTCGGAATCATTTATATTTATATTTCCTAATCTATCTTCCTCACCTTCATCTGATTCTTCTTCTGATTCTTCTTCAGATTCTTCTTCAGATTCTTCTTCCTCTTCTTCATCCGAATTGGATTCTTTTTTTTTACCATCATTATATTTCTTTTGATCTTTATTTTTATTTTTTTTCTGATCTTCTTCTTGATCTTCTGATTCTTCATCCGAATTGGATTCTTTTTTTTTACCATCATTATATTTCTTTTGATCTTTATTTTTATTTTTTTTCTGATCTTCTTCTTGATCTTCACTAGACTCACTAGATGTAACAGTTGTAGTAGTAGATGAACTATCTTCATCATCATTACCACCTTTTTGATATTTATTATTGATATTTCTGGTTCCTCCACCTCTTTGATATGCTTTACTAGTATTTCCGGTATATATTATATCAGATTCTGATTCCAAAAACTTACTATATATTTCATCTAAGTTATGTTCATTACCACATATTTTTCTATTTGTATTTTCAAAGTTTTTATCAGAATTTAAACTTGACATACGTAATTGCATTATTTTTTGTTTTAATTGTTCACGTTCTAAATTTTTAGTTTGTTCATTAATCGTATCTCTAGATAATATATCTCTAGATAATATATCTCTAGATAATATATCTCTAGATAATATATCTCTAGACATTTGAGATAGTTGATTAAGATAATCTGATTTCATATTATCAATTTCTTGTTTATTTATTTTTTCTTGTTTATTTATTGTTTTTTGTTTCATTTCTTCTTCTCTTTCATATAATTTTGCGATAGGATCATTATCATGCATAGTATCTTTATATTTTGAAACTTTTTGACAATAATATACATTAGAATCATTAAAAATATTACCAATAGTTTCACTATTATCAGTATTAATAGATGTTAATTTATTGGTTAAATCTTCATTTAATTCTTTATTTTGATCAAGAATCCTAATTAAATCTTTAGCATCATATGATAAATTACATGGTCCTAATCTCATCTGAGATGAAAACATCTCTGTATCAACTGCATTATATTTAATATCTGTATCATTATCATTTTTTGAGTTACCAGATCCCATAATATAATAATCATAGAAATTATTTTATTAATAATAATTATATCAATTTTATAATATTTTTCTAAATTATTTTATAAAATGGTAATATTTTTATCATTAATATTTTTAATTATAATATTTATTTTTTTATATTTAAATTATAGTAATATTATTTATGTAAAATCAAATAATGGATCGCAATATTTAATTTATAAAAGTAAAGATAGAAACAATAAAGCAAAGCATTTAGCAAATATTATACAGAATATGTATATTTTAAGAGATTATTTATATAATAATATAAATAATTTTCCTGAATATAAAGAATATATAATACAATTATATAATAATTTTAATATTAATAGAACAACAATTTATGAAACTGATCCAAAATCAAGTTATACATCTTATAGTGTAAATAAGGGTGAAGAATTATCTATATGTTTGCAAGATAAAATATCACATGAATTATATGATATTAATTTATTAATGTATGTAGTAATACATGAAATGGCACATTTTGCATGTCCAGAAATTGGCCATGGTGAATTATTTATCAATATATTTAAAAAGTTTTTAGAGGAAGCGATAAAAATAGGTATATATGTAAAAAATGATTATGCACTTAATCCGGTTAATTATTGTGGTTTACTATTAAATAAAAGTGTAATATAATATTATTTATTAATTTATATTAAAATATAATATATATTATTATAATATGAAAGATCCTATTAAAATTATTCATAAATTTAAAAATGATAATAAAAAAATACAATATAAAGTATATATATATATAGGTAACCTGGTACCTGATAATATAATTAAAATATTAGTTAATATTACAAATAAGAATTTATATGATACATTAAATACTATAACAAATGATAATTATAAAGAATTAGAAAATTATTATGGAGAATTTTGGTATCAATATTTTTTTATAAATTATCATATTTATAGTCAATTCAAAATAATAGAAAATAATACAACAATTAAAAATATAATAGAAAAAAAGTTTGGTTCGAAATGGTATGATAAACATATTAAAAATCCTCCTATGAAAAAAATTCAATATTCATATGCAGCTAATTATTATAATTATTTATTATATCATAATAAAATAAAAGTTCAAAATAAAAAAGGGAATTTAGATTTTAGAACTCATAATATTATTAATATTGATAAACAAATAGGTGGTGAAGAAGATTATGATGATGATGATAATTATGAGGATGATAATTATAATGAAAATATTGATGAAAATATTGATGAAAATATAGAAAATATAGAATTTGCACAAGATATTTTTCAAGAAGAAATAGAAGAAGATTTAGATATAGATGAAATTGCAAAATTATATAATGAAATAGATATTGATACACAAAAAAAAATACAAGAAACATCAAAATTAATAAGTCAAGCTATTCATGATAAAAAATGGGAAAAAGAAGTAAATAATTTAGATAAAAAATATGATACATCATTAGATAATTTAGTTTATGATACAAAAATAGAAGATATATATAATAAATATTATATATATGATCAATATATATTTAAAGATGATACTATTAAAACTATGAGACAAAAAATAACAGTATCTATTCCGATATCTAATAAATTTGGTGAAAATATTAGATTATTACCAGAAACATTATATTTTTGGAGTGAATATTATATTGATAATATGAAAGATTTTATAATGTTAGGACAAAAATGGATTAGAAAAAATGAATTATTAAAGATTGATATAATACCTAATGAAAATATTAAAATTTATGAAGGATTAAAAAATAATTTAGGATATTTAAAAGATAATATAAATTATAAAATTAAAAGAGAAGATGACGAGGCCAATTTAATAAGAAATTATGAAAATTATATTACTACTAATGAAATATATATGATTGATATTTATAATGAATTAGGATTAGATTATAATCCTGAACCAAAAGAAAAAAGAAATTTATATGATGTGTATATAAATATATATTTTCCATATATATCTTTTGAAAGATTAGAACAAATTATTAATCTTTTAAGAAATATAAATCAAAAAGAATTGCAATATATTGATTTACATTATGGAACAATTAAAAATGACAATAAATTGGAAGTAGAAATTGAAAATATAATAGAATCTTCTAAATTAAAATTAGATAAATATGATAATTTATTTCATGATAATTTTATAACACAATCTATTATTCATGTTAATATGCAAGATTCTAATAATATAACGGGTACAAATTATGAAAATAAATTTAATTTATATAGAATATTTGATAATTTTATTGTAGATGATAAATATCCCTTTATTCAATATCAACCAGTAGAATCACAAATAACTTATAAATTTTATACTAATATAGAAAAATTAGAAAATCAAGATACATTAATTAAATGGTTTGAAAATGCACCATATGGTATATCCTTTAAAATAAAAGTTGATAATAAAAAAAATAATGAAAAATATATGTCAATTAATTTTCATGAATCAGGAAGAATAGAATATAAAATAACATGGAAAGAAGAAGATGAAGCAACAATGGATGATATTACTAACACTTATAATGATATTAGAGATCTATTAACAAAAATAAATTCAGAAAATAAAAAAATAAAATTTATATTACCAGATAATTCCCGTTTTAAATATGCATTTATTAATACTATACAAAAATTTAAAATACCTGATAAATTTAAAATAAATCATAATGATTTATCTGAATTTAGTAGATTATTTTTTAATTATGTTTCACTTGTTATTGAACCCAAAAAACGTGTTTCAAAAAAATCTGAAACAAAAGAAATTAGTTCTAAATACGGTACCTATTTACGATATAAAAGAATTGCTAAATATGATAATAGAACTAGAATACATTTACGAATACTATTTTTTATAAAAAATTTTGAATTAACTGATAGAGAATTAATAGATGAAATAGCTAAACAATTTAATATAACTATGGAAATGGCTGCTAAAGAATTAGATTATGTACGGGAAAAATATAAAAAAATGATTAGAAAATCACGTAAAACATTAAAAACATTAGCTAATATACCTAAATCAAAACCTCCAGGTATTGGAATTGATATTCAAGGCAGAGAAGTAGATAAATATAAAATAAGAATAAATGGGGCTAGAAATAAAGAACAATTAGATGAAATTATATCATTTATGAAAGTTTTATTATCACTATATTTTGAAACATATTTATATAAAAATCAAAAATATCAAAAATATAAAGAATTATTAAAATCTTTACATAAAATAGCAAAAAGACGTAATAAAGTTATAGATATTGTTGACTATGATACTACTATTAAAGATATAAAAGTAATTACTGCATTAGATAAAGCTAGATTAGGATTTAAACCTGATAAAGGCCAGAATCAATGGTCTAGATCATGTCAAAATTCTGGTACAACTAAAATAAGACGTCCTTTAATCATATCAGAAGATCAAGTATCACAATTAATTAAAAATGGTTATAAATTAAATTCTAAAACTGGATATTATGAGAAAGAAATTGATATTAAAATAAAAGGTGAAAAATATAAAACAATTATTAAAGCTATTAAATTATCAGTTTCTGATAATACATATAATTTTTATACATGTGATCCATCACAAAATAATGAATATATGCATATTGGATTTTTAAGTAAAAGTTCCAATCCTAATGATTTATGTATGCCTTGTTGTTATAAAAAAGATTTTTTAATTTCAAATAATAAAGCAAAAAAAGAATATTTTCTTAAATGTATCAATGAAGAAAGTAAAGATGAATCAAAAGATAAATTTAAATCTATAACATTGACTGATAAATTATATATTTTACAAGAAACTAATAAAATACAAGAAAATAGATTTATTTATTTACCAAAATATTTAGATATATTCTTTAATAAATTATGGAATCATGATCATAAAATAAAAAATCATTATTTATATAAATCTGAAAGTGGATTTTTTTTTAAATTTACTATAAAACATGATAAATATATGTTTCTTTCAGCTATTTCAAATATATATGAAATTGGTATATCAGAATTATTGGAAACAATTATAAATTTTATTAATAATGATACTCATAATATTTTTTATACATATTTAAATAATGGTGATATTGCAGAATCATTTAAAAATAAACAAGATTTTATTGAATATATTAAAAATTCAAATTATTTAGAATATGATATAATAGGTGAATTAATTGCTATTCCCGGTGTAATATCTAAACATGGTATAAAATATTATATTCTTAATAAAGAAATTAATATTATTAAAAAAGTTTTTGAAAAAGAAGTAGTTAATGATAAATATTATTTAGATTGTTTAAATATAGAAAATTATAATATTTATAATGATGATATGGATATAGTAATATTAATCAAAGAAGATAAATATTATTTTCCAATTTATATGGTTAAAAAGACAGATGATATGAAAAAAATAAAATTAGAAAAATATTATAGATCAAATAGTAATATAAATAACATAATAAATGAACTTGAAAAATATCATAATAAAAGTTGTAAAAATAATATAATAAATAATATTGTATACAATTATGAATTAATTGCTAAAAATTTAGTTAATTTAATAAATGATAAAATTATATGTCAATATATTGATGATAGACATAAATGTTTATATCTTGAATTAAATAATAATTTAATTATACCAACTATTCCTTCTGGGATTAGTTATAAATATAAATTTAAACATATAAAAACATTAAGCAATAAATGGTTAGATATTGATTTAACATTACAGTTACTTGATGATATTGAAAAAATATTACAATTAAATTATATTCCAAAAATTATTTATCATGATGATAAAAAAGATAATAATGTAAAAATAGTATCTATATTATTAAATAATGGACTTATTATACCGATTCAAAATAAATATATTTCTGAAATTGATATTAAAAATAAAGCTTTGGGTAGTAATTTTTTACCTTTAGAAGAAACTATTAATAAAGAAATTATAAATTATAATAATGAAGTAATATATGATTTAAAATCAATTAATGTAAAAGAACATACATATAATAATGAAGGCTATAATTTATATAAATTAGAGTTAAGTTTATTCTTAAATAATAATGAATTAATTAAAAATAAAATTATAGATATTGTTAGAAATAGTGATGATAATATAAATGATAAAAAACATAAATTACGAAAAATATTATTTTTTATCATAGATAATAAATTATTTGATAAATATAAATCAGTAACTAATGATGATGAAAAAAATAAAATTAAAATTGATTACAAAATGTTACATATTGTTAAAAAAACACCTGATCTTAAAAATTATATGTTGTCTAATTTAAGAGATTATTGTGAAGTTAATAATGATGAAGATAAATGTAATAATAATTATCATTGTATATGGAAAAATAATACTTGTAAATTTCAAACTAATGAATTATTAGCAATTAAATATGTTAATAAAGTAATTGAAGAAATGATACAAAATGATATTAAATTTAAAGAAATTTTACAAGAAAATAATTATTATGTTTCTGATATTATTGATTATACACAATATACTCATAGAAATAATCAAAAAATTATAAAAACAACAAATTATAATATAAATAAAATAATGTCTGAATTATTCGGTAAAGATAAAATACCTATAATTGGAAGAAAATTTTTCAAAACTACTAGATATATATTTGAAACTTATCCTGAATTAATGATGTTAGGTAAACAATTTATTCAAGAAATTATTCCTAATAAAGATTCTATTATCCGAAGTTATGTTAATTGTTATTATTGGTTAAATAATCCATTGTATGATGATGAATCCAGAAATTTAGGTTATATTTCTGACTTACAAACAAATTTAACATACTTATTTAAAGCTAATATTATCGATTTTATTCAAGATAATTTACATATTAATTTTGATAGTGATATAAAATTATATTTATTAAAATATTTTAAAATTGAAGATAACTTTTTTAATTCACAATTAAATAATTTTAGAAAATCATCATATAATACAAATGGTAAAATTGAATTATATATTTTAAGTTATTTATACCCATATCCAATCATCGTATATGATAATTTTTTAAAAGTTAAATATCTTTTTATGCAAGGTGAAATAGAATTAAATAAAGAAAATATTAAAAACTTTACATCCGATAAGAATATAACAAAAAGTATTATTCTAAAATTTAATTATAATAATTCAATTATACCTAAAAATATATATTCGATATATAATAAATAATAATATTAATATAAATTAAAACCTACTTTAATATAATTAGTATGTCCGATGATATTTTAATTGAAATGATACAAAATCAACGTAAAGATTTACCAATTAATAAAAAATTAGTTTATAATGATTTAAGAAGAATTAGTAAATACTTAAATAATTCTATTTTTAATTCTGACGATTGTTGTTTATGGAATGGATATATATCACCAATTAAAAATGATGATAAAAATTATTATATAAATTTTTATTTTAATGGTAAAAGACATTCTTTACAAAGATTACTTTATTATAATTTCGTTGGTGATATAAATAATTCTGAATATATTAAATACTATTGTACAAATAAAAGTAAATGTTGTAATATTAAACATTTTTATAAAATAGACAAAAATACATCCACAAATATTATTAATATTATTAATAATAATGATAAAATAAATAAAGATATTATTGTTGATTTTAATTTATAAATATATATGGACTGCAGGAAAATTACCCTTATTCATTTTAGATATAATTATTTAACTATTAATATTTAGGGTATTCCCCTTATAAATAAATGTTTAATTATACCTAATTTTTTTAATTTTTATGGAATTTATAAACAATATTCCATTGAAAAAACTTTAATTTTTTTATCCATTTAATATCCATATATAAGTGAATATCCATATAACCGATGAAAAAAGATAAAAATCGAAGATTTATTTCAGTTTTAAGAATTATTAGAATGCATTCTAATAATTTTTTAAGATCATATTTTTGATTATCATGATAAAAAATAAAAAAGAAAAAAATCTTTGATTTTTTTCTTTTTTATTGTTAGGAAAATCTCAGATATTCCCATGATACATTTATAATTTTCATTAATAATGATTTGACTAGTATATTTATTCTTTGTATTTAAAATTTTTGACATATTCATATATACAAATAATTGTTTCGATGAGAAAAATCTTTGATTTTTCTCATCTCAATAACATAAAAAAAATCATAGATTTTTTTGTGTTGTTTTCTTATATATTAATAATTAACAATAAAATATATAAGGTAATTGAACATACCCCGTAACATAAAACCTTACATTTATTAACAATAAGCTCAAGCTATCAACTTAATCACAATTAATTGTAATTAAGTTGACTTT